CATTGCAAAATATAAGCGTAGGATAACAGGGGATGAAACTTTAGATAGACTATCTAATAATAGTGCGATGACTCTTATGGGTCTTCGTGCCAATGCAACAGATAATAGTGCAAACGCTGGAAGTAAGGATTTTCATATCATTAGACAGTGTATGGAAGATGATGGAATTCCAATCACTAAATCTAATGTTAACAAACTTCTTAAAGTATGTGGTGTATATGAAAGGTTCCCAAAGGGTGGACATAAATCAACAATTGGGGGTATTCGTAATTCTATTTTAGAAACTAAAGTTAAATCTAAAAGAGTATTTAATACTTCTAAACAAGAAGTAAAGGATTGGATAGGTGCCAATATCTTATTTGGTAAGAACAAACCATCTTCTGTAGACGGAGTAATGTGTTATCACAAAGTGCTTGATGAGGGATTTTATTATCGTTATGCTAATGATATCCTAAAATGGACTTGGACAGCATGGATAAAGAACGAAAAGGTTAGAGTATGTGCATCCAGTTATGCTATATGCGAACACCAAATCGAAGCAGAAAGACAAGAGATGATTGATACTATAGGAGATATACTTGATAATACTATCAATTGGTATATCTCTTGGGCAGAAGATAAGTTTAAATCTCTTGGACTTAGACTTCCTAAAATTGAGTTATCAAAACTTCCATTGGAACTTTATTGGATTCCTCAAATAGATGGAGAGACTGAAGCTATTAGAGTTGATCTATAAACTTCACTAAAATTTTTTACTAAAAGGGATCTTGACGATCCCTTTTTTTTATGGTATAATATATAAAGAAAATATAATTAAATGGAAAAGAATATACAGTGTATCATTTTGCCAAGTGGTATTATTTTAATATCAGAAGTTGAAGAGGTGTTTGGTGATATACCTGGTGAACCAGATTGTAAGATAATTAGTCCTTTTAAGTTAATTAAAACAGAAGAGACATATACTCTGGAACCATGGTTGGATTTTAGCAATCAATCTGTTACAATGATGAGGTCAGGTGATGCACTTACATTTGTAGAACCAAATGGTGAGTTGCGTGACAAGTATATTAAATTGACATCCTAATGAGGTTTTACACCAACGTCCAAATGGTTGGAGACAATTTCTTAGTTCGTGGTTATGAGAATGGAAAACATTTTGCCACTCGTGAGAAGTTTTATCCAACTCTTTTTGTTCCTTCGAAAAAGAAAACAAGATTCAAAACTCTTGAAGGTGATTACGTTGAGTCTGTTGAACCAGGCACTGTAAGAGAGTGTCGTGAGTTTATCAGGAGATATTCTGAAGTTGAGAACTTTAAGGTGTATGGTAATGACAGGTACATCTACCAATATATTTCAGAGAAGTATCCAGAAGAAGAAATTAAGTTTGATTCGAATAAGATCAAGATCACTACACTTGATATTGAGGTGAAATCGGAGAATGGTTTCCCTGATGTAGAATCTGCTGCGGAAGAAATACTTCTCATATCAATACAGGACTATACAACAAAACAGATAAGGACTTGGGGTCAAGGACCTTTCAATAATAAACAGAAGAACGTTATATACAAGGGATTTAATAGTGAGTATGAATTACTAAATTCGTTCATTCACTGGTGGATGATAGAAGAGAATACACCAGAGGTTATTACTGGTTGGAACAGTGAGTTGTATGATATTCCATATTTGGCACGTAGACTTGAAAGAGTCTTGGGAGAAAAACTTCGTAAAAGATTATCTCCATGGGGTTTGGTGACTGAAGATGTGATTTATATTGCAGGACGTAAAAATATTACATATGACATTGGTGGTATCACACAATTAGATTATTTAAATCTCTATAAGAAGTTTACTTATAAGGCACAAGAATCATATCGTTTGGATTACATTGCAAGTGTTGAACTTGGACAGAAGAAACTTGATCACTCAGAGTTTGATACATTTAAGGATTTCTACACAAAAGGTTGGCAAAAGTTTGTAGAGTATAATATAATCGACGTTGAACTTGTTGACCGTATGGAAGACAAGATGAAATTGATTGAACTCGCAATCGTTATGGCATATGATGCGAAGGCAAACTATGCTGATATATTCTCACAGGTTCGTATGTGGGATACTATAATTTACAACTATTTAAAGAAGAGAAACATTGTTATTCCTCCAAAGGAAAGATCTGATAAATCCGAAAAGTACGCAGGAGCCTATGTCAAAGAACCGATACCAGGAAAGTATGATTGGGTGGTTTCGTTTGACCTTAATAGTCTGTATCCTCATCTCATTATGCAATATAATATTTCCCCTGAGACCCTCAAGGATGAACGACATCCAACAGCTTCGGTTGATAAAATCCTTTCGGAAGAAGTAAATTTTGAGTTGCACAAAGATAGTGCCGTATGTGCAAATGGTGCAATGTATCGAAAAGATGTGCGTGGATTTCTTCCAGAGTTGATGGAGAAGATATACAAAGATCGAACTGTTTACAAAAAGAAAATGCTTGCTGCAAAACAAGCATATGAAAAAACTCCTACCAAAACTTTGGAGAAGGAGATTGCCAGATGTAATAATATACAAATGGCACGTAAGATTCAACTTAACTCTGCCTATGGTGCGATTGGAAATCAATATTTCCGATACTACAAACTTGCGAACGCAGAGGCCATCACTCTATCTGGACAGGTATCCATCAGGTGGATTGAAAACAAAATGAATACCTATTTAAACAAAATACTAAAAACTGAGGATGTTGACTATGTTATTGCTAGTGATACTGATTCCATTTATCTTAATTTGGGTCCTTTGGTACAAACTGTATTCAAGGGCAGAGAGGAGAATGCTGAAAGGATCGTTTCTTTCCTTAATAAGGTGTGTGAAATGGAATTTGAGAAATATATTTCGGATTCTTATGAAACGTTGGCCAACTATGTAAACGCATATGACCAAAAGATGTTCATGAAGAGAGAGAACATCGCAGATCGTGGTATATGGACAGCAAAGAAAAGATATATTCTAAACGTATGGGATAGTGAGGGTGTAAGATATGATGAACCTAAACTGAAGATGATGGGTATCGAAGCAGTGAAGTCATCAACTCCTGCCCCTTGTCGCACAATGATTAAGGATGGACTCAAGATAATGATGAATGGAACTGAAGAAGAAGTGATTGATTACATTGATGATTGTCGTGCAAAGTTTAAGACACTTCCTCCAGAAGATATTGCATTCCCAAGAACTGCATCTGATGTTCGTAAGTATAAAGCATCTTCTACAATCTATGCAAAAGGAACTCCAATACATTGTCGGGGTGCTCTCTTGTTTAATCATTATATTACAAAGAAAAATTTAACAAATAAATATTCACTTATTGGTAATGGTGAAAAGGTTAAGTTTATTTACTTGAAGAAACCAAACATCATACAGGAGAATGTAATATCATTTATTCAAGATTTTCCTCGTGAACTTGGACTTGACAAATACATAGATTATGATCTACAATTTGAGAAGAGCTTCGTCGAACCACTTAAAGCAATCCTTGATTCGATTGGATGGAACGTCGAAAAAACTGTAAACCTTGAATTATTTTTTACCTGATGGATTTACCTATTGATGATAAAGATCTTGCAACCATAGTTGAGGCACTAAATCCTCACAGATCTAAGGTTTCATACCTACTTGAAGATACAACACTATATAAAAAATTGAGATTAGTAAAGGATGTTAGAGAAGCAAATCCTGATGGTCCTTACAAAAAAATACTTCGTGATACTTATGGAATGGTAATTTAATGGATTTTTTAAAAGAGATAGTAAAAGAGATTGGTGATGAGTACACCCAGATTGCAGCAGACATAGATGAAACAGAAAGATTCATTGATACAGGAAGTTATATCTTCAATGCGCTTGTTAGTGGTTCCGTTTATGGTGGCGTTTCTACTAATAAGATCACTGCCATTGCTGGTGAGACTTCTACTGGAAAAACTTATTTTTCCCTTGCTATTGTCAAGAACTTTTTGGACACTAATCCTGATGGGTATTGCCTCTATTTTGATACTGAAGCAGCAATCACCAAGGGATTACTTGCATCTCGTGGAATTGATCAAAACAGACTTGTTGTTGTCAATGTCGTTACCATAGAAGAGTTTCGAAGTAAGGCACTTCGTGCAGTAGATATATACTTGAAGACAGAAGAAGAGAATCGCAAACCTTGCATGTTTGTATTAGATTCTTTAGGTATGCTTTCTACAGAGAAAGAAATCACTGATGCACTTAATGATAAACAAGTCAGAGATATGACCAAATCTCAACTTGTTAAAGGTGCATTTCGTATGCTTACCTTGAAACTTGGTCAAGCAAATATTCCACTCATAGTTACAAATCACACTTACGATGTTATCGGATCTTACATCCCTACTAAAGAAATGGGAGGCGGCAGTGGCCTCAAGTATGCCGCGTCTACAATCATTTATCTCAGCAAAAAAAAGGAAAAGGATAAGACAGAAGTTGTTGGAAACATTATTAAAGCTAAGACGGCTAAAAGTAGACTCAGCAAAGAAAACCAACAAGTTGAAATAAGACTTTACTATGATGAAAGAGGACTTGATCGTTATTATGGTCTTCTTGAATTAGGAGAACTTGGTGGTCTCTGGAAGAATACTGCTGGAAGATATGAGGTTGATGGTAAAAAAATATATGCTAAAAATATATACGCAGAACCTGAGAAATATTTCACAGACGATATAATGAATAAACTAGACGAAATATCAAAGAAGAATTTTTCTTATGGAACGAATTGAATCTACAATTCTTAAAAACCTAATACACAATGAAGAGTATTCTCGAAAGGTAATTCCTTTTATTGAACCTGATTTTTTTGAAGATCGAAAGGAAAAGGTAATATTTGAAGAGATAACATCATTTATTGTCAAGTACGGATCATCTATAACTTTAGAAGCACTAAATATTGAGGTTGACAATCGAACTGATTTAAATGATTCTGAAGTCAAAGAAATACATGAGATAAATCAAAACCTCATAGAATCCCCTGTAGATCAGCAATGGTTGCTTGATTCTACAGAAAAGTGGTGCCGTGATCGTGCAATTTATCTTGCTTTGATGGAATCAATTCACATCGCAGATGGAAATGATGAAAAAAAGAATCGTGATGCTATACCAAATATACTATCGGATGCCCTTTCAGTTTCCTTTGACAACAATATTGGACATGATTACCTACTAAACTACGAAGACAGATATGAGTTCTACCACAAGAAAGAAGAAAAAATTGAGTTTGATCTGGAATACTTTAATAAAATTACCAAAGGTGGTTTACCTAATAAGACTCTTAACATCGCGCTTGCTGGTACTGGTGTCGGGAAGTCTTTATTCATGTGCCACGTTGCTAGCTCCGTGTTGCTACAAGGACGGAACGTACTCTATATTACAATGGAGATGGCAGAAGAGAAAATTGCTGAACGAATTGATGCAAATCTCTTAAATGTTTCAATACAGGATTTGACTGATTTGCCAAAGGTAATGTTTGAGAATAAGGTTACTGCCGTATCAAAGAAGACTCAAGGTCATTTAATTATTAAAGAATATCCAACTGCAGCTGCACACAGTGGACATTTTAAGACATTACTAAATGAATTATTGTTGAAAAAATCTTTTAAACCTGATATAATATTTGTAGATTACTTAAATATATGTGCATCATCACGTTACAGGGCAGGATCAAATGTTAACTCGTATTCCTATATTAAAGCGATTGCTGAAGAGCTCCGTGGTCTTGCAGTTGAAGCTAATGTTCCTATCGTCTCCGCTACTCAGACGACTCGCTCTGGCTTTGCTAGTAGTGATGTTGATCTTACTGATACAAGCGAAAGTTTTGGGCTTCCCGCAACTGCTGATCTTATGTTTGCTCTTATTTCTACGGAGGAATTGGAGACGCTCAACCAAATAATGGTTAAACAGTTAAAGAACCGTTATAATGATCCAACAATCTTTAAGAGGTTTGTTGTTGGTATAGACCGTGCAAAGATGAGATTATATGATTGTGAACAGAAGGCACAAGAAGATATTCTTGACAATGGGCAAGAAGAAGAGTATAATAAAGAGGACAAAAAACCTAAAAAGTCATTTGCTGAATTTAAATTTTGATAGTTCAAAGAGTTAAATGGTCGAGTGCCACTGTAATTCTTGTTGCTATGGTTTTTCATGTAATGGGATGGACTCCTTGGAATAGCATATTACAAATGATTGGTGCTGCAGGATGGGTTTATGTTGGATTTAAAACGGGAGAACGTGCTATCATTTTAAATTTTCTTCCACAATTCTTCATTATTATACCTGCTCTTATTATCTTATATTTTATTAAATAGTTTTATGTCTGGAGATTACGAAACACACAACAACCAACAACCTCATATAAACTATGCAGGATCAAAAGTTGACTTGGATAAGTATGCTTTATTCGTGGATGGTGTCACATCCGATCCCAGTAAAGATTATCAATCTTTCCTTAAAAGTCTTAGTACCCTTGACGGAGAGGGTTCCAATATTCACAGGCTTCTTACTGCTGCTGTTGGCATTAGTGCTGAAGGTGGTGAATTCATGGAGATCGTTAAGAAAATGGTTTTTCAGGGTAAGCCTTGGAATCATGATAATCGGGAGCATCTCATTATTGAGTTGGGAGATGTTATGTGGTACGTGATGCAAGCATGTAAAGCACTACATGTAACTCTTGATGAAGTGATAGAATGTAATGTAGATAAATTAAAGAAGAGATATCCTGGTGGAGATTTCGATGTTCATTATTCAGAAAACCGTAAGGAGGGAGACCTATGAGAGAACAACTAATTAAAGCACTACTCGCACATGCA